AGCGGAGAAAATTGTGTACTCATGGTATATAACATGGGAGAGAGTACAGCTAAAAAGCTGTGGGCTAAAGATATTTATAGCTCAGCATATAGCAGAGAGGTAATAGCCAGAGCACAGGAATTAAGACAGGAACTAACACAGGAATAATACAGGATCAAGCAGGAGTATAGGAAAAACTATACTCCTTTTTTCTTGTTAAAAGGGAGGTACACGATGTTTAAGGTAGGAGATGCCATTAAGTGGATGTGTCCTCTGGATAATGATTATACCTATGGAGAGATTACAGCTCTTAGAAAGAGTGTAGCTACAGTAAAAGGCACTGGGTTATACAGCGGTATTACAGCGGAGGTACACCTAAGATACATAGAAAAGCTAATGAGAGGAGGCGGTAGCGTTGGGAGCGATTGTAAGAAATGTAGTAAACGATCAATTACTAAGGCTGAGTTATAAGGATCCTAAGAATATAAAGAGATTTTTGAGAAACTGGGGAGGCTTAGAGGGCTTAAGTGAAAAAGGAGATACAGTAGCTACTTGTATCCTCACAGACCTTAAGACAGTAACAGCTATTGATCTGGATAAATACCATAAAAGCGATAGAGCAGAGTTTAATAAGGCATACAGAAAAGGAAAGTTAAGCCATTATCAGTATATGAGTATAGCGTATGTGCTGGTACTGGGATATACACAGGATGAGTTAGCGTTTGTAATGGGCGTGGATCAGAGTGTGATTAGTAAGAATATAAACAGCGGTATAAAGAGAATACAGAGAGAGCTTAGAGCTTATCTGGAGGAGGATTAGATGAGTTTGATAAAGTGTGGAACCGATGAAAACGGATCTTACATAGAATTGAGAAAACCGAGAGGAGAAACTCCTCAATGTTTTATAGATGAGTGCGGAGTAGTACATGATACCATAAGGATTTATGAGTATAAGGCAGTAAGGAGTAAAGAGATCTCCACAGATAGCAGGTGTGTAATGTGCGGAGCCATTATACCAGAGGGCTCTATGGTGTGTAAAAGATGCAGAGAGGCGGTGGAGGGATTTGAGTAAGTTTAGGCGTGAGGAAGATGAGGCGGATAAATGGCTAAGAGAGCATGATCCTTACTATACATCCTCAGATAGGGATAAGAGAAAGAAAATGAGTAATCCCTATGAAACTCCAGAGCAGGAAAAGCGGAGGCGAGAAACAGAGATCCCTCTTAGTAACCTAAATAGCTACCAGAGGGTGCAATTTAAGCAGGTAGGAGGCTCTTATACAGAGCGTGGAGAGTTTGATCTGTAAAAGGGTGCATAAAAATTACAGATATGTACCCTAACTAATGAAACAAAATTACATAGCTTAGGAAATAAATAGAAAGAGAGGTACATGAGGCTATGAAAGATTTACAAGTAAAGTACACAGATCCGCTGGATCTTATCCCTTATGAGAATAACCCTAGAATTAACGATTATGCAGTAAAAAAGGTTATGGAGAGTATTAAGGAGTACGGATTTACTAATCCGATTATCGTAGATGCAGATATGGTTATCATCGCAGGGCATACGAGGAGAGAGGCTAGTATCTTAGCAGGGCTGGATAGAGTACCATACATAGTAAGAGATGATCTCACTCCAGAGCAGGTAAAGGCTTACCGTATTGCAGATAACAAGCTGGCAGAGTTAAGTAACTGGGATGATGAGTTACTCAAAAAAGAGTTATTTGAGTTACAGGCGGTAGATTATTCCTTAGAGGTAATGGGCTTTACAGAGATAGATCTTAAAGAGATTTTTACAGAGAAAGAGGTACCTAAGGAGAAAAAGAAGAAAGAGGAGAAAACTACTCTCCCTATGCTCCGTTTCGGATCCAACAGTGTAAGGATTACAGAGGATGAGCTGGTAATGCTCAGTAACCGATACAATGAGTATGTAGAGAGTACTCCAGATGAGGGCTTTATTACATGGCTACTAAAGAGAGGCTTATAGTAAAAACATCTTACATGGATGTGCTGGAGAAGATGCTGAGAAAGAGAGGCGGAAAAGTGGTTATGAGCGGTGTAAGAGAAATGACCTTAGCAGAGGAGATAAGAAATCTGGCAGATCTGGGAGTAGATCAGAATGTTATAGACAGAATGACACAGAAATATAACAAGATGCTTACAGATCATGGAAATACCTGTAATAAGATCCGAGAGGAAGTATACAGAGAGGTAAGAGGCGTAAAGGCGGAGCTGGCGGAGAAAGAAACTATCATAAGAGTATTAACAACTCATATAAGAGAGAAAGAGCTACTGTAAGAGGTAGCTCTATTTAATTTCATTCTCCTTACTGAAATTCCTATGAAATGAGGAAAAGGCGGAGGAGGGCGGAAAAGAGGCTTAAATAAAGCAATAATACTAAATAAACATATAAGAGTAGTTAATGTAGTAATACAAAGAAAAAGAAAAACTAATTTCAGTACTATAAAAGAAAACATAGTAAGGAAGATAGATAGAAAGAAAATAGAGGGAATTAACGGATAACAACAGGAATGTAAGTAAAACTGTAGAAATTCCCTCCTATTCACAAAGAGCAAAGAAAGGAGGCGGATCGAGGGTGGCTAATACATTGAGTAAAGAGAATGAGCTCCAGAGGAAAGCCTTTGAGCTGTATTATGGCTTAGGAGATAAAAGATCCCTTAGAGCGGTAGCAGAAACCATAGGAAGAACAGAGAGAACGGTAGCAGGGTGGAGCAGGGCTTTTAACTGGGTAGCTAGAGTAACCCAGAGAAATATAGAGAACGCTCAGAACAGTAACGAGGCTAAGATCACAGCGGAGTTAACGGATGTACGGACTAAGTACCGTATCCTTATCAATAACCTTATGGCTGATTTTAGTAAGGATATTGCACAGGGCAAGGTAAAAGTAAAGAATATCAACGATTTTGAGAGGCTTGTTAAGCTGGATATGCTCCTTATGGGAGAGGCTACAGAGCGTGTAGAGAGTGGCGGTACACAGGAGCTCTCACAGGATGCTAAGGATCGTTTAGATGAAATCGCTCAGCTTATGAAAAGTGCTAAGAAGTAGTGCAGATTGCACAATGGGTATAAGGTTTTTCTCTAGGGAAAATACAGAGCCATTTGTAAGAATTGCACAAAGGAAAAGAAAAGAGGTAAATAAATCTAACTTTTTAAGGTTTATGTGATTATGTTACTTATCAAACATAAGGAGGTAAGCATAATATGAGTAATGCTATTAACCCAGAACATTATAACAGATTGAACCCACAGCCTAAGGATGTAATCAGAGCGTGGGGCTTAAATTTCAACTTAGGGAGTGCTGTAAAGTACATCTCCAGAGCAGGGCATAAGGATGATATTGTACAGGATCTTAAGAAAGCACAGGAGTTTATCCAGTTTGAGATTGATGCTATCGAGGGAGCTAGAAGAAAAGAGCCTCCAGTACATCCTAACTGTAAATGCGGTATGAAAGACAAGCCTAAACATGAGGATTTTCTGGATGCTATGTTAAATGGCTTGTTTATGGGATCTGTAGGACATATCGAGATCACAGGCAAGAGAAAAGGTAAGACCGATGAGGAGATCGCTGAGATCGTAGATAAAACCCTTAAAGATATTATCTCTGGTATGGCAGGAGTAGAGCTGGAGGAGATCAAAGAGGGAAACGGATATACAGAGGTACATATCACAGGTAACAATGTTAATCCGCTGGAGGTAAGAGATTACATTGAGCGAGAGCTTAAGGATCGCTTAGCTATGGTGCTGTAAGGAGGGTATATATGAAAATCGTAGATGCAGGATATGAGATCTTAGATACCCTCAACGGAGAGGAAATCTTAAAAAAGATCGAGAGAGTAGCCAGAGTATGTTATAAGAGTGAGGATAAAATCACAGAGGGATCCGCTGAGAAGATGGTAAGAGCTCTCATTAAGAGTAATCACATGGCGATGCTGGAGCATTATTCTTTTAGTGTAAAGTTTATCTGTGATAGAGGTGTATCCCATGAGATTGTACGCCACAGAGTAGCCAGCTATGCACAGGAGAGTACAAGATACTGTAATTACAATAAGAGCGGAGATGTGGCTTTTATCCGCCCTGTATTCTTTGAGGAGGATACTCCAGAGATGGATAATTGGTTAGATAGCTGTATGAGAGCAGAGAAAACCTATAACTATCTGATTAGTGAGGGAAGAACTCCACAGGAGGCAAGATCTGTATTACCTAACAGCCTCAAAACAGAGGTAGTAATGACAGCTAACCTTAGAGAGTGGAGGCACTTCTTAAGCCTTAGAGCTTGCGGATCTACAGGAAAGCCTCATCCACAGATGTTAGAGGTAGCAGTACCGCTCTTAAAGGTGCTCAGAGAGAGAGTACCTGTGGTATTTGATGATCTGGAGCCTATGGAGTGGGAAACAGTTAAATAAAGGCAGAGGTTAGGGAGGGAGAGCTGTAAAAGGCTCTCCTTTTAAGTTAGGAGGGATTATATATGATTATCTTAGTAGGGATCGGATGCTTTGTGGCAGGAGCAGTAATAGGAATTGTAACAATGAGCCTTTGTGTGGCAAGCCATAACAGTAGCTTAGAATTAGAAAACAGGCAAAAGGAGGCAGAGAATGAGTAGTGTTATTTTACAGGATGATCTGAGAGGGTTATTTCCACGAGCAGACGAGATTATTATATCAGAGGTAGGAAAAGAGTATAATGTGCAGATTATAGGAGGGGTAAATGCAACTCCTATACAGCCAGAAATAGCCAGACAGCTAAGGATGGAGTGGTGTGCCTACGGTCAAACGGTAAAGTTAAGTAGGTTGTATCATTTTGATCCAGCAGATAGTAAAAGTAGACTTATTAAACTGTGGGAGGTTACTTTATCAGAAAGAGATCTTTTGTGGAATAGGTCAGAGTGTTTTGGTTTCCAGTATGGAAATACTTGGGTAGTAGATTGGAACCATTGTGATAACCAGATTTTACTTAATAGGTATGGTTTGTACTCTGTGACAGACCGTTATAGAGATGGTTTTGGATATGGAGGGTTAATATGTGCGATTTAGGAAGATGTAAACATACACTCTATATCCTTAAGCATAAGCCAGCATATAAAAAGGGCTGGGGCTGGAGGTGTAGATATTGTGGTAGACCTTATAAAGACCTCAGAGAGGAGGCAGAGTATAAGGAGCGTGAGAGGAGGAGTAGAACATGGTAGCAGGATTATTAAAGCTGGTATTTATCCTTTGTACCATAGCGGTAGTAGGATTATCCGTAGTAGATACCCTCTGGTTTAATGCTATGCCAGAGAGTAACCGTTATAAGAATGTACAGGCGTTTAATGTGGTTACGCTATGGATCGTAGCTATAGTACTTATTATCAAGCTGGTAACGATGTAGGGAGCTAACAGGCTCCCTTTTATTATGCATAGGAAGGAGGTTAGGCGGATGTGTTAGATTATAAAGTAGTATCCCTAGTAGAGGATAAGCTAGGGGAGGTACAGGATCAAAGAGAAAGAGATGCTATGATAAAGTACCTCATACAGGAGGCAGATTTTGAGATAGCGTATTATCTGGTATGTACCTATATTACAAAGAGAAATGTAATGGATCTCCATAAGAGCATTATCTCTAACATATCGAATAGTAAGAGCACGCTGGATCTAGCTCCTAGAGGTTTCGGTAAAAGTACTGTAGGCGATGTGGATTATTGTATTACAAGGATCCTCAGAGATCCTAATATCCGTATTATGATAGGATCCAAAACACAAACACAGGCGGAGGCGTTTCTTAAAGAGGTTCGTACTCACTTTGAGCAGAATGAGGATCTTATTAGAATTTTCGGAGATTGGAAAACCAGTAAGGATAATGTGTGGAATGATAGAGAGTTTACTGTCAATAAGCGTAGCATGATTAAGAAAGAGGCTACTCTAACAGCATTAGGAGCCTCTGGAGCGGTTATTTCTAAGCACTTTGATGTAATTATAGGCGATGATTTAGTAGGGCTGGAAAATGCACGAACTGAAAAGCAGAGGAGTAACCTTATTGAGTGGTTTTATAGCTCTCTTTTCCCTACACTGGAGCCAGATGGAGAGATCCATATACTGGGTACACGATATAACCCATTGGATCTGTATGAGGATCTGATAAAGAGTGGAGATTATGTGGTAAATATCCAGCAAGCTATAAGAGTGATAAACGGTAAGAAAGTATCTCTCTGGGAGGAGAAATTTAGTTTAGAGAGGCTGGAGGCTATTCTTAAGCAGTCTGGTAAGATCATTTTTAATATGCAGTATCAAAATGATACAGAGCTGGCAAAGGGTAAAATTTTTAAGGCTCAGTATTTCAGATATTACGAGGAGTATAAGATTGATTATGATTTTCAGACCGCTAAGGTACGAGTTAAAACAGAGGATGGTATAGATCAGTGGATCAAGGTAAGGCTCTGTTTTGGTTGTGACTTAGCAATATCTGAGAAAGAGCAGGATAAAGGAGATTATTTTGTACTCATGGTAATAGGGGTAGATGCGGATCACAATGTATATGTACTGGATTATGTGAAAGAGAGATTAACCTTTAATACCCAGCTTAATACCATTATCGACTACGGTAGAAATAAATTTCCTATGGTGGAGAGAATAGGCGTGGAAACGGTAGCATATCAGAAATCATTAGCACAGGAGCTTAGGAGGTTATCTTTACTCCCTATTATCAATATCAATACCTCTAAGGACAAAGTAACCAGAGCTATGAGGAGATCGGCTAACTTTGAAAACCACAAGGTATATTTTAGAGAGGATATGGATGATCTGGAGGAGTGCTTACTGTTATTCCCAGAGGTGGATCACGATGATTTATTTGATGCCTTAGATTTTGCTATGACTATGGCAGATGGCGGTAATGAGATCAGAGTACTTAAAAGAGAAGATTTTAGAATTTAGTGTAAAAGCCCTAATAAGTGAGGGCTTATTTTTATGCAGAAAAGGAGGATATAAGTAATATGGCAGAGCTTAGCAGACCGATAGACAGAGAATTTAATGTAGAAGTTGAGGGAGGCAGATTTAGCACCAGTTTTCTTAATGATCTGGTAGATACTCATGTAAATAAGATCGCTCCCAGATATGTAAAGTTTCAAAAGCTGTATGAGGGTAAGCATAAGATCCAGAACAGACCGAGAAAAGATAAAAACAAGCCTAATAACAAGCTGGTAAATGACTTTTTCGGACAGACGATTGATAACACAGTAGGTTATTTTCTGGGTAATCCTATTGTACTTAACTATACAGAGCCTAAAAAGGATAAGGCACCTGTAGAGGCAGATCCAGCGGATGTAGGGGTAGACCTTACAGAGCTGGAGGATACAGCGGTACAGGATGAGTTAGATAAGATCTGTAGTGAAAATGATAAAGACGATCTTTTTATAGAGTGGGGCAAGGAGGCTATGATTAAGGGATTATCCCATATCTTAGTATATCAAGATGAGGAGAGCCATACTAAGATGATGAGAGTATCCCCAGAGGATCTTATTGTGGTGTATAAGAACAGCTCAACAAAGGAGCCAGCCTATAAGATCCGCCTGTATGATATTGATACAGAGGATACTAAAAAAACTACCCACTATGCAGAGGTATATAGCCCTACTAAGATAGAAACTTTTAAGTGTGTAGATGATGGATCCTGTGGGGCTACAGGTAAGGGCAAGGCTAGACAGTTTGCAAGCTATGAGTTTGTAAAAGAGGAGCCTCACATTTTCGGTAGGATCCCTATTATCACTGTTTATAACAATGAGGAGCAGATGAGCGATCTTGAAAAGATAGAAACTCTGGTAAATGACTATGATAAGGTGCTCTCCGATGTATCTAATGAGTTTGAGGCGTTTAGAAATGCTTATTTAATGCTTAAAAATATGACAGCGAGTGGGGATAATATCCAGAAACTCAAAGATGAGGGCATTATTGAGGTAATGGAGAATGGAGATGTTAAGTTTGTCACTAAAGAGATCCAGACGGAGGCACTAGAGAACCATCTTAACAGGCTGGAGAAGAATATCCACAAGTTTTCCGCTGTACCAGATCTCTCAGATGAGAACTTTGCAGGAAATCTTAGTGGTGTAGCTATCAGATTTAAGCTCTTTGGGCTTGAAACTAAGTGCATTATCAAGGAGAGAAAGATGGAAAAGGCTATAAAGGAGCTGGTAAGAGTGCTTAGTGTGCCTATTCATGTAAATACAGGGCGTGAGGTGGATGTACTTAACCTCAAAGTGGAGTTTAGTAGAAATGTACCTAACAATCTTACAGAAATTGTAGACACAGTAACTAAGCTGGATGGAAAAGTGGATAAGGAAACGCTCCTTAGTTTACTCCCATTCATTGATAACCCTAAGGAAGTGCTGGAGAAACTGGATGCAGATAAGGAAAGAGATAGACAGAATACAGATCCTTACTCTACGCAGAATATTACAGAGGATAGTAATTACTTATTCCCTAACCTTAACGCACAGAATAGCAGACAGGAGGCTTTAAATGCACAGGGGGCTACAATTCCTCAACCAGAACAGTAAAAGGGATATATGAGGCTGTAAGGAGGTGTAAAGAGTGGCTAATGTAGGCTATGTAAACAAAGAAGTAGCGAAAATGTATGGTATTCCCTACTCAGAGCTTACTCCAGAGCAGAAAAAGATCCTCCATGAGGACAGTGTGAGGAGAGCTAAGCTCATTAAGGAGCGTGAGGAGGCAGTACTTAAAAATAATCTCAAAGCGTTTGAGGATGAGGCTAAGATGGAGAAAGTCTTAGCCTCTATTTATGCTAGTTGCCAGAAAGAGATCCTTGCCAGAGTAACAGAAACCATAGCAAAGGTACAAAAGGCTGGGGGAGAGTGGAGCTATGCTAATCAATCAGCACTCACACGGAGTAGAGGATTATTTGAGCAGATCGGAGAGCAGATAAAAGCCTTAGGACAGAAAGAGCAGATTACCTTTAGGCA